AAAAATATTGAATCAAACGCTATAACTAGCGGTCAATCTTCTAATGTTCATGCTCACAGTAATGTTACAGTTGATGGTGCTAATATAGGTTTTTATACAGTTCATACTTCATGCTTGATAGCAAATAGCTCCACAGCAAGAAATTGTCGTCATACCGCTTATTATTCAGCACATAAATCTGAAATGCATGCTGCTAGCACTTCAAGTAGATTATCTGGAAATGCTGTTAATTACTCTCCTGGCGGATCTCATGCACTTGGAAATCATGATTCATATAATTATTTCTCTTAGAAAATGAAAATAGTAATAAATAAAGAAAATATGATTATTGCAACTCATAGCAATGATCAAGACATCAAAGATTTATACGATAATGAAAATTTAGAAATTATTAGAATTCCTGATGATGTTGTAATTGAAGATTTATCAAATGAATTTATAAATAGCGGTGAATCTTCTAAAGCTAATCTTCCAAACGATCCAAGGCTTTCTTGGTCGCTAAAAGAGGCAAAAGAAAATTCTAAAAAAGTTATTCCTGATATTGAGGAAGAATGTCGTGCAAAAATCATATCATCCTCACCTGGAAAAATAGCTGCATACAGGTCAAAAGAGGAAATAGCTAAGCGTATATTGGAATCTACACCTTCAGACAAATCTGATTTAGAGCTTTTAAAAGCTGAAGCAGATAGCAGGAATATCAAGGTTGTAGAGCTTGCTAAAATTATTGTAGAAAAAGCTCAAAATTTTAGTGAAATATCGACTTTTATTGATGGTGAATCCCACAGAATTATTGGCATAATTGATAATTGCAAATCATATAAAGAGGCTTGGAAAGCATTAGCAGATTTTGAGCAAATAATCCTAGATAAAATTTTATCAAACTAATTTAACAATAAACAAAATGCCTGAGCAATTTCTACATGGCGTAGAAGTCATCGAGCTTAATGATGGCGCACGCCCTATACAAACAGTTAAATCATCAGTAATCGGACTTATTGGTACAGCGCCACAAGGGCCAGTAAATACACCAACTTTAATCCTTGGTTCAAGAGCTAAGGCAGTTGAGATTTTTGGTGCAAATGATGATGCCAATAAAGATTACACCATACCAAAAGCATTGGATGGAATATTTGATCAAGCTGGAGCAATGGTTGTTGTTATCAATGTTGCCGATCCAAGTAATCCTGCACACCAAACAACGGGAAGCCTTGATCCTGCTAATATTAATATGGCTGATGTTGTTGGTGGCGTTGATGGAGCAACTGGACAATATAAAGGTGTCCATGCTCTTTTAGCAGCAAATACAGAACTTGCAGTAACTCCAAGAATCTTAATTGCTCCAAACTTCACGCATGATATGCCAAGTGGTAATGCAAATCCTGTGGTTTCAGAATTACTTGGAATAGCAGAAAATCTAAGAGCGATTATTATTGCTGATCTTCCAAATACCAATGACACAGATGCAATTGATTATGTAGGCGATTTTGGATCTGCCAGAGTATTTGCAGTTTATCCTTGGGTTAAAGTTCTTGATGCTTTAGGAGCTATTGCTGAAGAACCAGCATCTGCAAGAGTGGCAGGACTAATTGTTAAGTCCGATAATGACAGAGGATTTTGGTGGTCACCATCAAATCTGGTGATTAATGGCATTATTGGAATTTCTAAGCCAATAGATTTTGTTTTAGGTGATGTAAATTCAAAAGCCAACTACCTCAATGAAAATAACATAGCCACCATAATTCAAGAAAGTGGTTTTAGATTATGGGGTAATAGAACTTTATCTGCTGATCCTAAATGGGCATTCTTACAAGCTAGAAGAACCGCAGATATGATCAATGATTCTCTTTTAAAAGCTCATTTATGGGCAGTGGATAGAAATATCACCAAGACTTACATCGAGGATGTTCTTGAAGGGGTTAATAATTATCTGCGTCATCTAAAAAGCATCGGAGCAATTATTGGTGGAACTGCTTTTGCTGATCCAGAACTCAACACTCCTGATCAAATAGCACAAGGCAAAGTGAGTTTTGATTTTGACTTCACTCCGCCATATCCAGCAGAGCATATCACCTTCAGATCAAAAATGACCGATGATTATTTAAGTGAAATTGTTTAACTAAATTTTAAATTAACATGATTCCAAAAATATTAAAAAATTTCAATCTCTTCATTGATGGTAGAGGTTATGCTGGCAAATGTGATGAGGTAAATCCGCCAAAGCTCAACATCAAATCAGAAGAATATAGAGCTGGTGGATTAGATGCTCCGATTCCAATTGATATGGGAATGGAGAAACTAGAAGCCAGCTTTACTCTATCTGAATATGACAAAGATGTTTTAAAGCAATTTGGCCTTATTAGTGGTAATGCTGTTCAAATTACCCTGCGAGGAGCATTGCAGGATGATGAAACCACTTCTCCAATTATTATCAAACTTCGTGGCATGTACACCGAAATGGATATGGGCAAATTTGCCGCAGGAGAAAAAGGAACCTTAGCCTGCACAATTGCTTGCAGATACTACTCGCTTGAAATTGATGGCGAGCAATTAATCGAAGTCGATATTGATAATATGACCAGAATTATCGGCGGAGTTGATAAGATGGTTGAAATTCGTGACGCAATAGGAATTTAACAAATGACAAATATGCAAAATATCAAATTAAATTATCCAATCGAATCAGATGGTGCAAATATCACTGATTTGAATATGAGAAGATCAAAAGTTAAAGATCGCCTCATTGTAGCTAAAATGAAAAACTCATCTGATGAGGAAAAAGAAATACGTCTTTTTGCTAATCTTTGTGAAGTGCAGCCAAGTATCATTGAAGAGCTATACGAGTCTGATTATGCCAATTTACAAAAGGCTTATATGGATTTTTTCAAATCCGAGGGAATATAAGACGAGCCATTATTATTCTCTCAAAAATCACTCATTGGCCACTTTCTGAAATTTTAGAACTTACTGAAGAAGAGTTCTGCTTATTTTACGATGAAGCGATCTTAATACAAAAAGAATCTAACGATATTTAATCATGCCTAATGCATCAGTTTCAGTTTTAATTGGCGCAGAGCTTGGCAAATCATTCAAAGGTGCTTTTGGGTCTGCAAATAAGCAATTGTCCTCTCTTGGCTCTGCTATCAAAAAAGTCACTGATAGAGCAAACCAAATTGAAGCTTTTAGAAATTCTAGTAGAGCGACAAAAGAAGCTAGTATTGCATATCGTGATGCTAAGCAAAAATTAGATGCTCTATCAAAAGAAATTTCTGCAACCGATAGCCCATCAAAGCAGTTACAAAATAATTTTAGAAAAGCTAAAAGATTAGCAGATCAAACAAAGAAATCTTTTCTTGAAACTGCTAGCTCTACAAGGCAGATGGGAAAAGAACTTCGCTCTGGTGGAATTGATATTAAAAACTTTAACTTAGAACAAGCAAAATTAAGTAAAAATCTTAATGTTTTAAAAAGAAGGCAATCAGCTCTACAAAATAACCAAAATGCTAAGGATGCTAATTTAAGCAATAGAGCAAATTATCGCTCACAAATGGTTGATGCTGTCGCTCTTGGTGGAGTTTTATATTCGGCAGTAAAGCCAGCTGTAGATTTTGAATTAGCGATGGCAAAAGTTGGTGCAATAACTAATGAGGCAGCAGATAGTAAAGGATTTAAAGCCTTAACAAAACAAGCAAGAGAATTAGGTAGAACAACGCAATATACAGCATCTCAAGCAAGCGAAGCCATGCAATTTCTTGGTATGGCGGGTCTTAATACCAATCAAATTTTATCTGCAACTCCATCCGTATTAAATCTAGCAATTGCTGGCAATATGGATCTTGGAAGAACTGCAGATATTGCATCAAATATTCTAACTGGCTTTAATATGGAGGCGGAAAGAACTGGTGAAGTAGCTGATATTTTGGCTCAAGCAAGTAGATCAACTAATGTGAATGTTGAGATGCTTGGTCAGACCATGAAATTTATTGCTCCTGCCGCAGCGGCAGTTGGTGGTACTTTATCTGAAACTGCAACTCTAGCAGGTGTTTTAGGGGACGCTGGTATTCAGGCAACCATGGCAGGAACAATGCTTAGATCAACTTATTTGAGACTCGCTGCACCTGCAAAAGCTGGAGCTAAAGCTTTGGGTCAGATGAGAAATGAAATGGGAATCTCTGCTGAAGAAATGCCAGATGTTGCTAAAGAGGCTCTACTTGCTCAAAAAAGATTATCTGGTCTTGGAGTTAAAATCTTTGAAAATGGCAAGATGCGATCAATGGTTAGCATTTTAAAAGAAATGCATAACGCAACCAAAAACCTAGCCGATGATGAAAAACTATCAATAATCAAAGATATTTTTGGTACTAGATCAACCGCAGGAGCTTTAGCTATTTTTAAATCAGTTGAAACTGGAAGATTAGATGAGGTAGAGCAAAAAATTAACAATGCTAATGGTGCAGCAAAAGAAATGGCTGATCGTTTAAAAAATACCACATCAGGAGCATTTAAGGAATTTGCCTCAGCTATTGAATCAGTTGGAATTTCTATTGGTTCAGTTCTACTTCCTGCCTTTGCATCAATTGCCAAAACAGCAGCAAATGTTGCAGGAAGAGTAGGTATTTTTGCAGAGAAATTTCCAGTTTTAACCAAATATCTTGGCTTGGCAATTGCTGGAATGATCAGCTTTAAAGTGGTTTCTATTGGAATGGGATTCGCATTTACCTTTTTAAAAGGAGGATTTTTATCAGCTAAAGGAGCTTTGCTTGCTTATAAAACTGCAATGACCTTGATGAGCTTTTCTATCCCAAAAGTAATTCTTGGCATTAAGGCTCTTGGTGTTGCAGTAATGAGTAATCCAATTGGATTAATAATTGGTGGCATTGCAATTGCAGCAGGACTTTTGATTAAAAATTGGCAACCAGTTGGAGAATTTTTCAAGAATTTATTTAGTGGAGTAATTGGCTATGTCAAAAAAGCCTTTAAATGGGTTAGTAAATTATTAAAACCACTAGCAAAAATTAAAGATGTTGCTGGCAAAGGAATCAGTTCTGTAAAGGGTATATTTTCTGATGATGAGGCAAATAATCAAAGCCAAATTGGTGATACGATTAAGGACTTACAATCTGACAATACTGATTTTAGCAAGATAATCGAAACCAGTAATATCTCTAATATTGCTGGTAGTAGCTCAAATTCCAATATCTCAATTTCTGCTCCAATTACTATTAATGCACATACCAATGCAGATGAAAAAACAATCGCTAATCAGGTTAGAATAGCAATTGATGAGGTGATGCATAAATTTGCAGTGAGAAAACAGGCACTCAATTTTGACTAAGTTATGGCACTCGATTTCTTTAAAAATATCAGCTCCAAATTAACAGTTAATAATCTGCTGAAAGTTGATATGATGCTTCTTTTAGGTGCTTACCGCTTTGCCATCAAAAGCTCTGCTTACCAAACACTCAAAAGACAAAGTGAATATCGTTGGCAAGAAATTAACCGAATAAATGCCAACCCAACTTTGCAATTTACTGGTTTTGGCGTTGAAACCATTGATCTTGAAGGAGTTATTTATCCGCATTTTAAAGGAGGATTAAAGCAAATAACTTTAATGAGAGCGCAAGCAGGACTTGGAAAACCATTATTTCTTGTTTCAGGAAATGGCTTTGCTTTTGGTAGATGGTGCATTGTCAAAATAACTGAAAATCAAAGTAATTTTTTAAATGATGGGGCTCCAAGGAAAATTGAATTTTCTATTAGCTTGAAGCGATATGGTGAGGATCAAAAAAGAGGAATTAAAGGTATTATTCAAAATGTTGTAAGTGCGCTATGAGCATTATCTACACTACCAAGGACGGCGATGTTTTGGATCAAATTTGCCAAAATTATTATGGCAAAACTAGCAAAATTGCTGAACAGGTAATTGAAGCAAATCCTCATATTGTAGATCTTGAACCAGTATTTGAGGCAGGAATCAAGATTACTCTGCCTGACATAATTCAACAAAAAGAATCTGAAACAGTAAAACTCTGGTCTTAGAAAAAATTCATGAAACCTATATTTTCTATTGTTGCTGATGATAAGGATATCACCGATCTTTTATCTGCCAGACTAATTTCTTTAAATATTAGCGATGAAACTGGGTTAGTTTCTGATAAGGCAGAAATTCTTTTAGATAATAGGGATAATATTTTGGATATTCCGCCTAGAGGAACAACGCTTAAAATTTATCTAGGCTATGATAAAGAAAATCTATCCTTAATGGGTAGCTTCATCGTTGATAATATTAGCCTCTCATCTCCTCCAAGCAAACTTAGAATTATTGCCAAAGCCAGCTATGGTAATGATAAGAATCTAAGCAACAAAATCAGATCACCAAAAAACAGATCGTGGCATGAATATAGTTTGGTTGGGATAATTTCTAAAATTGCAACTGAGCATAAATTTACATCTCTAATTGATGAATATTTTGAGCAGATCTACATCGCTCATATTGATCAAACTAATGAGAGTGATCTGTCGTTTTTAACCAACTTCGCCAGAGATTATGATGCTTTTATCAAGTTCGTGGCAGGAAAATTAATTTTTGCCAAAAAGAATAAAGGCGCAACTATTACTGGCAAAGAGCTTCCAAAATTAGAGCTTTCTGAGAATCAAATCACTAGCTGGCGATTAAATATTCTTGATCGAGGCAAGTTTGGCAAAGTCATTGCTAAATATCATGACTTTGCAACAGCGAAAGAAAAGAAAGTCACAATTGGAAATGATGAACCAGATTATGAGATGAGATACACATTCACTGATCAAAATAGAGCCTTGGAAGCCGCTAAAGCAAAATTAGCAGAATTTGAGAGAGGAATAACAAAGCTAGAAATTTCACTTCCAGGCAACCCTATTTTAAGTGCGCAGAGCAAAATAATCATACCAGATATCAAATATCTAAAAGACAAGGAATGGATTATTGAAGCCATAACTCATGACATCAATGATCAAGGCTATCAATCCACAGTCGTGGCAGTAGAAAAATTTTAAAATACTAAAAAATGCTCGGAAAAGAAGATAAAAAATTAAGTCAAATAACTCTCACATCAATTGAGCTAGAAGATCTATTATAGACAACTAAATTAAGCTTGCATTTTCTCTTATTCCAAGCAACATTTCGAGTAACTCTCTTTTATCGCTGTATTTATTTCTCCACTTCCTGTACCAATACTTGATTTGAGACCATTTCTTT